TGATACATCAGAATGGCTAAGCCGACCCAATACAGGAGAACTCGATCCAACAACCGGAAAATGTCCAAGTAACCGGAACATCTTACGGTCAAGGAGATCAACTGCGATCTCAAGACCACCTCTATAGAGTTGGTTCCTGAGAGACGTAGTCGAAATGAGCTCCTGTACGTCCCTCCGTGATGATGGGAGACGCCGACGGACACGGACAACTGAAACGTCTGTGCCATCGTAGTACTCCTTTCCGCAGGACTCTCTGAACTTTCCGGTCCAGAAGGACTTGCGCCTATTCACTTTCATACCGAAGTACTCGAGTGAAAGGATCACGGAACGCACATGTTCTACGGGAACAATCAAGTCATCCCCGTAGACACGCACCCTACCCAGAAAGGAATGAATATCCCTCCGGGTCAGATGACGCCCTAGGTCCTGCTCAATCCCGACGAATATGGCAACCAAAAAGACGGATGCCTCGAACGGGAAGCACAGGGCCGAACCCATAGACGCGAACTTAGCTAGGGAAATGACTTCCCCGCTAGGTAGGAGAGCGTTCCGACTTCTACAATCCATAACCGCGTCATGGAAATGACGGTGTTTAGAGAGTAGGGACGAGACGATCTCTTGAGAGACTCTATCGGAGGCTTCGCTCAAATCGAGCGTTGCCAGATCTCCGTTAAGAGATCCTTGAAGAGCCAAGCGTTGGTTAGGTGCTTGGTCTCTCAATCCAATAAATGAGTTCAGAACTCGATCTTTCTGAAGCTCATCCTGGAACAGAGAGAGGATCCCTTGCTGTGCATACTGCATAGCAGTGGGTTCCTTCGCAATGATTCGAGGAGTCTTCATCGTCTTAGGGACCGCGATCACATGAACTGGGATCTCGGCCTCGGGTTCGAGGAAGTTAACCTCAGTCAGGTGGTCGTAAAAAGACCAACCTGGCAGAACCATCTCCCCGTAAGGGAAGTAGTTCTCGAGGCGACATGGCCAAGTCATCTGACGATACTTTTGATTTCCATAAAGGGAATCAGCCGTAGCGCCAGGACCATGTTTTGGAATGATGTTCCCTTGAAAGATCTCGCGATCAATCTTGGAAAACATCGAACCAAAAAGGAGAGACGAAATGCGCTCGAACTCAACAAAAGTTCGAGTACCAATCGAGTCTCTAACTTCCTTCTCACACTCAACATACTCCTGGAAAGCCGCTGATATCCTCCGCGGCTCACAGTCGATGAGAATCTTGCTAAACAGCAGAGTTAACTGCCGAATGGCTTGAATCGCATCGACATTAGGAGTGTCAAGTAGGACGCCAGTTTTACGGTCG